TCAAAATTATAAATTCCATAGTCTAGTTCTCTAGTGTCTTCTGGCTTAAATTCACTATGCCAATAATCATCTTTAAATATAAAATCTTCTTTATTTTTATCAAAGACAACTGGTGATGATTTCAAATTATATTTTCGGCAAGTTAATGTTAATGTTTTAATATCTTTTTCATCAACGTTATCTCCGCCCTGTTTTGTTATTTTAAATTTGAATGGTTGTGTGTCTCCTCTTATGAATTCCATGTTATACCTCCTGTTAAATAAAATATGTTATATTTATGTCTGTCCATTCTTTGTTACCGCTTGAACTATTTTGAATGTGCATAGCACCTTTTTTATCTGGATATATAGATCCCGAACCTGGGTCTCCATCTTTGTTATATACTTCTAATCGAACATAACTAGTTATAGAAGATGGACATATGCATCTAAAACCATATGTAGGTCTAATTTCTTCTGGTAGAGTTACAAACGTTTCTTGAAATTCATAACCTGTTAAATTGGTTATTATAACTTCAACCATCTTACCTATTTTTCTATACTTTGATACTGCAGCCGAAACACCAGTATTAAGAGGTAAATCCACCCAGTCTGTATCTGTACCGACATAATCTTTAACTGTTTTTGCATTTGGTACTGCATTATCGTTAATGTCATTTATATCTGATGTAACAGTTCCTACTACTCCTACACTTTGTTTTGCCTTTATAATGTAGTTTAATGCTATATATGGTTGCATATTATTATGGACTTCTGAATCACCAACTTCATTTAATGCTAAATTAGTACCAGAAGGACTTTTTGTCCAAACACCCTCTGTCCATTGAGAACCACTTGTATAACCATCACTATTTCCGTGAATTGATACAGTTGGGGTATGTGTATGTTTTGGCATTTCATTAATTGTTAAAGCATGTTCTTTTTCACCACCAGTATTTCCAAGTGAAAATTCTCCATCACCATTATTGCCTACTATTACTCTTTCGGATATATTTGGTAAATTAAACGTTGTACTTCCATCACCACTTCCATAAGTAGTTCCTATTACATTAAACAATTCTGGATAATCAATTCTTGATATAGCCTCCCCATTACATTTTAACCAATTTGTAGGAATGTTTTCTCCACCATATGCTGATATACTACCTACTGGTAAAGTATCACCTGTTGGTGGTAAAAAGACTTCTTCCAATACGTTTGTTTCTGGATTTCTTATATGCATTATTATGATACCTCCTTTTTATAACCAATAACTTTTTTTACTCTTACTTCAACATCTGTATAAATTGTATTACTAGTTTGTCCTAAATTAATTCCGCCAGAATTATTAGTGTTCAATTTATTCCCACTGAATGTAAAGTTTCTCACGCTAATTTGTGCAAATGTTTCATTAGTCACAAAACCATGTATAACCCCAGCTTTTCCATATGAAACAGGCACTTTTGTGGATTTTATAGAATATCCTTTTTCTGTTATTATCTCTATTTCATCATAATTACTAACATCATCATTCAACGTTATTGGATTCTCAATTGTTGTTTCTTCTCCTTCGTATAATACAACTCCATTAACATATTTTTTTACAGTATTTACACTAGGTGCTAAATCTGTTTGATTTCCACTCATTGAGTTGATAACTTCACTTGCCTTTGTATTTATTGCGTTTTTTTCAAATACAACTTTAGCTTCTTCTGGAGCATCTTCTACTGTTTGTCCATTTCCACATATAAATATGTCTTTTGAGGTAGCACCCTCATCGTATAAATACTTTATTCCCTCATCCATATGTTTTAAATTATCAGCACTTACTGGTGTATTCCCAGTACTTTCATTTTGCCAACCAACTAAATCATAAGTTTTTTTTGCCATATTAGTCATTCCTTTCTAAAATACATTTTTTTACTCTTAACAAGTCAACCACATCAACTTTACCATCATGGTTAACATCTTCGTTTTCATAAAAGTTTAATCCAATTAAAAATGACACAATCATTAATAAAACAATTAAAATAGCTATCTTACATTTTTTCATTTCATCTATCTCCTTTTTAATTTAGCTCTAATATTCTTGATAAAAGTTGTAAATCCGTTATATCTATTCTTCCATCCTTGTTTATATCATATCTGTTAAATAAAGAAGAACCTGCTGTCGGCATTGAAGCCCAAGCTTCACCTAAAATCATACCTTTTAACACATAAATATCAGCTGCTGTATATACGTTTGCATATCCACTGTTTTTAATAAATATATTCCCTTTTTTTAATCCATCAGAGTTTATGTTCCATCCTCCGACATTTCCATCAGATGCTTCTATTTTTCCTTTAAATATACCATCTGTCGCTTCTATTTTTCCATCCTTATCAACTTTGAAGTTTGTACTTTTTATCGTGATGTTATCTGATGTTAAATCTATTTGCTTGCCTTCCAAAGAAATTTTATTTGCATTGATTTTAACTTGTTCAGCCGACTGATTTATTGTAGATATAATCTCATCATCATCAACTTTCTTTTTAACTTCCAAGTTTATTTCATCTTTTGTCTGAGTTATTGATGAACTCAATTCAGCTTTTGTTGCAAACACATTTGAGTATTCACTTTGAATAGCATATTTCATATTTAACATTGCATTTGAAAAATCAACTAATTCTATTTTGTTGTATCCATCTGTTAAAGGAATTGTTATATCATCAAATGTTTGTTCAATTGGATTTGTTAAAACATATTTATTATCATCTTTATCGACACCTATTCTTTTGATAAGTTTTGTCTTGCCGTTATCTATGATAAATTCATCTTTAACATCTCCGTGTCTATGTAATACATAAAATGGTAATTTATATCTTATACTCTCTTCGCCATTTGTAACTTTTAAATAAAAGGCATCATGTGGGAATAAGTTTTCACTTGGATATATATTTTTACTTGGCAAAATTGACATTTCACCAGATATTGTTAAGCTAATTAAATTACCAGCTATTGCATCATTTACTTCTACATATCTATTACTACTTAATTCTCTAGTTAAATCTGCTATTTCAGATACCTTTAACAATAATGAATCATAACCTTCAATTACATTTGTATTCAATTTTCCAGTTGAAATAAAATCAGCAACTATTTTTCCATCAGAAGTCATTGCTGTTTCATAAGGACCATCTATCCCATTTGAAGAATACCCTAATCCATTCATATTCCAACGCCATATTTTTGTAGCAGTGTTAGGATCATTTGTATCCATGATAAACAATTCATTATTAGTTTTGTATACATATCCTCCCATAGCTTCAGTAAGCATTTTAGTTGCTTCGTTTTTGGCATTTTCTAAAATAGAATTTGGCATTTTATCTATTTTTTTCTGTAAATTAAGTGTCGTATTAGTTATATTGGCTTTTGGTGTTCCTAATTCAAAACTCTCTATTTTGTCAATTAAAGGATTATATATAGTTTTGATAACTCTTGTTTGATAACTCAACCCTAATAAATCAATTGTTATAGTATCTCCTATATTTACTTTTTCTAAATTAGAATAATTTTTATATTCATTTGTTTTAGATAGTTCTATCCAGTCGACTTTAACATTGATAGTCGGCTTATCTATACCCTCAACAAATAAATTGTTAGTTGCACTTCTTAAGGCTTCATAAGCATCTTCCAAAGTGTTATATGAATTTTCATCAGTTGGATCATATTTTATATCACTAAATTCCACCTTGTATATTTTCGGATTGTTATATGAATTGATAAGAGGACTATCAACATACTTTTCGGGTAAAAATAATCCATCATAGCCTTGTGGCATTATCCTTGTATGAACTGAATTTGTGTCGGTAGAAATATTTATGCCTGTTATATTTTTGCCTATAACTAGTTTCACACCATTTTCAACACCAATTTTTTTATTAAAGTAAATATTAAAATTATCTCTCTTCAACTCCCCGTTAAATAAATTAACCATTGAATTATCAGAACCCAATATTGCTTCAATAGGATTTTTACGTACATATCGAGCAGATGCCACATTAGAAATATCACTGTATGCCTTGAATTTATTTGAATATTTTGTTCTTTCTAAAATCCAAGTTAAAAAAGGTTGAGGCGATAATTTGGTAGGTGCTACATCCTCCAAAAAATTATCCAAAAGAATATAAAATATATGTTTACAATTAACTTGAATTGAATCAAAAGTTATGGATACATTCTTTATAACAAATAATTGTTTAGTCCCATCTGATACTATACACTTAACAATATTTTCGTTTTGTAAATACTCACTTAAATGACCATTTATTTTGTACTCAAAAAATAAAGAATAATCTCCATTCAGATTATCCTCCACCTTTGAGTTTATTATATCAGTTAAAAATCCCAACCCATTATGTGAAAAATCGGTTTCATTTTGCAGATATATGTTCATCCTTAACCACCCCACAAATATGTTTTTTTGTAATCAATTTTAAAATTTGTAATTGTACCTATATAATTAATTGTATTATTACCTTTCTTCAGTTTTGGGAATTCACCAATCATTATATTTGAACTATTTATATTATTTTTCGTTATAATTTTATTTTTACTATCTAACACATAAGTTCCATCTGTATTCGTTAGATGAAATGTCCTATTATTAATGGTTATTGATATATTTCCACTACAAACAAGTGTAATAATTGGTTCTATATCGTGATAAGTGTTTTCTATAAGCAAAGTATCATCATTTGAAGTTACAGAATATGAGGTATCAGAAACATCTTCACAAATTGGATTGACTAAAAATTGAATTATAAATTTTTTAAACATCATAATCTTTTCAAATGATATAGAATTATTAACAACAGCTGTATATTCTTTTTTTCCATCTAGTGACAATGTTCCATATCCATCTAAAAATTCACATATTTCATCAAAATTATTTTTATCTTTCGCATGACATTCTAAAGATATGGTAAATGGCTCATAAACTCCTGTATCTTCACTTAAAAATCCATTTCTTCCTGGAATTTCATATATGTTAATTTTCTTCTTTGCTTTCGAAACTTTAGGAGTATTTTCTACAATAATTCCAAGTTCTTTAAAGTTTCTTTTATTCCAAAGAACCATGCTACACATCTCCTTTCGCCAATGCATTATTCTTTCTGTAGAATTCCAGTTCTTCTGCCAACTGTTGAATATCAGTATTTCTCGTATTATTAAAATTTTCAATATTTAAAATAAGTGGGTTAGTATTGGCAGTAGGATTTATAATAGGATTAACCGATGCTTGAATACCAGTGTTTAAATCTGACATCGCAGAATTTACATTCTTTAACACCTCTGGAATACTTTTTTCAAAACCTACACCTATTCCTTTACCTAAATTCAATCCTATTTGATCTCTCATTATTGTAGATGGGCTGTGAATTCCAAACACTTTCTTTATAGCACTTGTTATTGTTTTTCCTATACCTTTTATTTTATCAACAAGCCAGTCTTTCGTATTTGATATTCCTTCCCAAATACCCTTTAGTAAATTTTTACCTATATTAATAAAATCACCAAATCCTTGTTTAAATGCATTTATCATTGATTTTATTATTTGTGGAATTCTTGATATTATTTCAGGAATATATTTTATTAGACCCTCTGCAAGAGCCATAATAATCCTTAATGCTGCACTAAATAATTGTGGGCTTAAATTAATTAATGTATTTGTTATTTTTATAATTATTTCTGGAAGTCTTGAAACAAGTCTTGGCAACGCATTCATTATTCCCTCAGTCAAACCAACCAATATTTTTATTCCTGCTTCTATTATCTCATCTATGTTATCGAGCAATATATTCACTATGTCTAATATTACATCTACAATGGTTGGAATTAGTTCTGGCAGACTGTCTGATATTCCAGTTGCAAGAGCAATTATAATTTCTAATCCTGTTTTTATTATCAATGGTAAATTTTGAAGTATAAAATTAACTAGACTAGTTACTAATTTGACGGTCATATCAGCTATCGGTTGAACATTCTTGGATATCATATTAAAAAGAGAATTTAACATATTTTGTGCCGCAACTAATAATTGAGGCAATAAGTTTATTAATAATGTTCCTATTTGAGGAACTAAAGTTTCTATTAAAGTAGTTATACCAGTTAAAATATTTGGAGCTAATTTTGTGATGGCGTTTATTACATTATTAATAAAATTAGTTATTGTTCCTGACAATTGTTCTGGACTTCCAGAACCATTTAAAAAGTTATCGAAAGCAGCTTTCATTGATGTTGCACTACCACTTATTGTGGTTGCAGATTCTTTAGCAGTTGTACCTGTAACTTCCATTTTTTCTTGAATCACATGTATTGCATTATATACATCACTTAAGTTAGAAATATCATATTTAACACCACTAATTTTTTCAGCATCTGATAACAGTCTTTCCATTTCAGTTTTTGTACCACCATAACCCAATTTAAGATTATCTAACATAGTATAGTTTTGTTTAGCAAATCCTTGATATGCATTTTGTATTGAACTCATATCTGTTCCAAACTTATTTGCATTATCTGACATATCTTTAAATGCCATGTCAGCAATATCTGCTGCTTTGGATGTATCCCCTCCTAATGATTGTAAAAGGCTAGCACTGAAAGATGTAACTCCAGCCATATATTCATTTGCAGACACGCCAGCTGTTTCATATGCTTTTTTTGAATTATCTATTACTTTTTGTGCAGAATCTCCAAATAGTGTTTCTACACCACCAATATTTTGTTCTAAATCAGCATAAGATTTGACTCCAGCTGCAACAACTCCAGCTAAAGCTGTAGATGCACCAAGTGCTACTTGTCCTACCTTTTTGACTACTTCCCCAGCAATACTACCTATTTTTTTTAAAGTTTCACCAACCTTTTCTAAATTTATAGAACCTGTTTTTTTGAGTTCTGAATTCATTTTTTTAATAGCAGATTCTGATTTGCTTATTTCTACAGATAAAGTCCTATAATTTTCCTTTTGTTCTTCTGTAAGTGAATTATAATTTCCCATCTGTCGCTGGGCTTCTTTTAACATATTTAATCTATTAGTAGTTTCAGATATATTCTTTTTTAAGAGTTCTTGCTTTTGGCATAATAACTCTGTGTTTTTTGGGTCTAATTTTAACGCATTATTCAAAGCCTTTAACTCACTGTTGGTTGAATATACAATTTTATTTGTAGTTTTTAAAGCATCATTTAATTTAGTAGTATTACCTTCAATTTCAATAGTAATACCTTTTATTTTACTTGCCATTTATATCACCCTTTCTTAAGCACTAAAAAAGAACTGATCAAAAATACAGTTCTTTTTTACTACTCATAAAGAGTAGTTTTACACTGTTTCAACTGCTTCATAGACTTCATTAAAGAAACTATCATATGCAGTTTTATTCTCAGTGGTTTCGGTTAATAATGCTCTTACTTTTCCATCAGTTTCACGTGCCATTGCGTTTATTGTTATGCTATCTGTTGATGGTTCTTTTGAAGATTCCATAGTTTTTGCTTCATTTTTTGGACGTGAGCAAGAACAATTATAATACCAAAATCTTCTTCCTTTTTCATCGCCTTCAATTTGAAAACCAAAAGCAAATGGTGTAAATGTATCACTAACATTTTCTATCAAAGCACCATTACTATCCTTTTTTTCACCAAAGATTTTTTCTCTTATAACATCTGTTATCATAGCAATTTCTAAATCACCAGAATATCCATTATTTGCATAAGCTGAAAAATATTTAGTATTATCTGCAAAAAAATCATTAGAATCTCCCTGTGGTTCTAATGATATACTAACTGCTCCAGGTACTTTTATGATATCGCCATAAGTATAACTAGAATCACTAACAGCTGTGATTGGTGCAATATGAACATTTTTTAATCCAAATTTAACTTTCATATTTTTATTCCTCCTTTATATTTCATAAAATATATGATAAATTTTTTCATTTTCATCCCATATTTCATCATTTTTTTCATATGAGATACTGTTGTTATCTAATAAATCGGATATTTTTCTTTCCAATACAACATCCTTTTTATCAGTGACAAGTTCTATTTCACATTTAAGAAAACTTGCATAGTTTTTATTGTCAGCTTTAAAAGCATCAGGTTTTTTCTCTCTATATGCTACAAATGGTGGCTTGATATCCTTATCGCCATCAAAATGATCATATGCGATAGGAATCTTCACTTCTTTTAATAAGCCATATATGTCTTTAAGTTCCATAAATTAACCTCCATTTGCAATTATTTTTTCTACATTTTTTTCAAATTCCAAACAACATTCATTATTTATAGGTTCAATATGTTTAATTGGTTTAGTTTTTTTTCCATTTCGTGTTAAATGACCATCTTCTAATAAATGTGTTAATTGATAATCAGTAGCATTGTAAATAGTACTATGGACATACCCACGACCTTTGTCTGTTTTTGCTCTCCAACCTTTGGAATATTTTCCCCTATGAACCGAATTTTTTCTATTTATTGGTGAAGTAGATTTAAGTTTTTTAGTTCCATCTTTCGCAATTTTTTCCGCTTCTCTTTGAATTGCTTCTTGAACATCATGTGAATAATCATTTAGAATTTTATTTATATCTAAAATACCACTCATAATCCTATTTTTTTAGAACAAACCAAAACGATATCGAACTTATTTTTAGGTTCAATAACCCTTGTAATATGATAAGTATCTCCACTCCACTCAATTTCTTTTTCACCTGAATAATTCGATTTTTTTATAACAAACTCTATTGATGGAGTTATTCCAACTTGAATAGCATTATAAAATTCATTAGTTTTTACGCTTTGTTTTTTAGCATATATTTTTTTGGATGAATTTGAGGAAGGGATATAATTACCAATATCATCTTCCTCTTTTCTTTGTGAAATTAGATAAATAACTTCGGTATATTCCATTTAGATATACTCACTTAAATGTCTTAATATATCCTTTTGAAGATTATAAGAATTAAAATACATTTCACTATTATTTACATCCAAAAAACTTAATACATAAGTAAAAATAGCTGTGCGAATCAAACTATCAGCTTCATCAACTTTAGCTATACCTACAGCTTTTAAATCTGCTTTACAAGAACTTATATATGTTTCTATTATCGAATTAAATTCATTATTGCATATTCCTTGTATTTTCTTTATTTCTTCAAGCATAGCTTTTCACTCTCTTTCTTTTTACTTATCTGTTGTTTTAGTAGTTGTTTGAGCAACTATTTTACCAAGAACAAACGCATTAGGTTTTGCTTGACCATCTGCAATTAAATATCCACCATATACTACTCTGCGAGGTTGAACTTTAACTTCTTTATCTATTCTTAATGTTTCGTTAAAATTCATAATATAATTCGATGCATTTCCTACTAAAATATCATTAGATTTCAAATAAGGATCTGCCTCAATTGTAGCACCTCCAGCTATTCCAAGTTTAGCTGTTAAGTATGGATAATTGCCATTTGCATCTTTATAAAATGCTATACTATCAGCAACATTGTTAGCAACATAAACCTTTGCACCAACTCTATCTTCGTTACTTAATGTACCTAAACATGTTTTAATTAAATCAATCACATTTGAATCTTCTTTTGCAGTTAAACCATTAGTAGCTCCTGTAGGTTGGTTTGAACCTGTTCCATAAATACTTGCAGTTATTAAGGCAGTATTCATTTTCTTATTTAATTCTTTTAATAAAAAATCCATAAATCCATCTACTGTCATACTTTCAGCTTTCCAAGTAATTTCAATAGCTTTAGATAATTCATGACCAGTTAATTTAAGATTTTTATATTCTTGCCCCTCATTTTTAGTTGTAGTTGTTTCTGCATACCATTCTGCATCATCAGCTGCAAATAAATAAGGTAAATCAATATTACCATTTATATTTAATTTAGTAATATCTCTGTAGAATGGTGATTGTTCTTCAGCAATCTTCATTAAATCCATTCTTAAACTCTCTGGTATTAATAGCCCTAAGTTATTAATGCCATTTGCATTTGCTGCACTTGCTACAAATTCAGTGGCAGTAGTTCCAACAGCATCTCCTATAGCTCTTTTATCAGTTTCATCTAATTCTAAACCCATCATAGATTTAGCCCACGCAGTTCTATACTCTGGTGATTTTAAATCGAATTTTTTTTCCATTTCTTTTTCCTCCTCTTTTTCGATTGCTTTCGCTTCTAAACTTTTTTCTTCAAGTTTGTCGGCTATTTTTTTTCTTTTTTCAGCTTCTTTTATTTCTTTTTCTTCTACAATTAATTCTTCAACTTCTTCATCTAATTTTTTAATTTCTTCTATGTCTTCTAAAGTATTTAAAGAAGCTTTAATTTCGTTCTTGCGAACTTCAATTTCTTTCAATCTGTTCATTGATTGACCTCCTCATCATTTGATACTCTTTAGGGCTGTTTTCTTTCCCATTACAGCTATCCAGCTTTTATTAAACGATTTAGTTAGTATCCACCAACAAAAAAAAGAACTATCCAGTTCTTTTCTCATAATCGTATTAACCTAATTTTTTTAATAATTCTTTTTTTAATTCTTCTAATTCTTTTGCTTTTTGTAATTCAATTTCATGTTCTTCTCTTAATTCTTGCCTTCTCTTCAGAAAATCATTACTTAATTCACTCCTAGAAGTAGATATATCAGTTTCTCCATAAAATGGTTGATCAACAACAGAAACATCATATAGTCTGTCAATATCGGTAATTGTTCTCGTATCACTATCGTAATCATAGTTATCTCCTCTTACAGTGAAAGCAAATGACTGCTTATCAATTAATTTACTTTTGATAGCATTATAAACATTTACATGATCTGTAATATCATTTTGAAGTTCTGCTCTGATTTTTAAACCTACACTATCCTTTACTAAAGATAATGAATGATTTCTAGTTCTAGCTAATACTATAAAACTATCATTATGGTTATACCTCAAAACTACATCGGTCATATCACAATTGTCTAATGCTTTATCCGATATAATCTCAGTATATCCATGAGTCGCTGGACTATTAAATACTATTGCGTAGCCCTCAATAACTAATTTATCATTTTCATCTTCAATTGCTTTAAATTCTTGACATAACATTCTTATTTCTTTTTTATTATTCATCTTTATCATCTCCTCCATTCTGATAACTATCAGCTATATCACTATTTATATGATTTAAATCTTGCATTCTTTTGTCTCCATCTTCGATTGGCTCAAGATTTAATACTTCTCTCATTTCATTTATAGTCATTACGTTGTTGGCATATCTCAATAAATTTATTTTTGTATTATTACTCGCATACTGTAATCTATTACTTGTAAATATTATTTCATTGCCATGATGCTGTTCTGTAGTAGTAAACAACTTATTTGTAAACTCTAAACTCATTTGTAAACCAATTGGTTCTAGTACACTTTCATAAAATGCATTCCATTGATCTTCATTATATTTAGACTGAATTATTTCATTGCTCACTCCATAATAAGATAATAATTTGTTATCAATGCTTTTTATTTGGCTCTCATCTGCAGTTTTTGGTTCTAATTTCACAGGAGTAAAATCAGTAGATGCATCCAATCCACCAATACCACTTCCATCATTATTATCGACAAAATCTTGAACAAATTGGTCTCTCATTTTCTTTACATCACCAGGTTTAAGTAAAGATTTTGTAGATTTTATAACACCTTTTATTGATTGTGTAGTTTTAATTGCATTAATTATTCCCTCATCCAATATGTGTTTTATTGATAACGTATTTATTATTGGTTTATTATTGCCACCCATTATTCCATCTTCACTGACAAATCTTGTCAAGTGAATACAGTCTTTTAATGCAACAAACCTTTTTTTGCCATTTCCAAAATGAAATTGAATATATATATCATTTTTGTATTCATAAAATTTAATATTTTGATAGTGCAGAGGATATAATCCTATTACTTTAAAGTCAGCATCTCTTAAAATATAAACTATTGAATTATTATCCATTTCTAATTCGTTTATTATTTGGTAATAAAATTTGTAAGCATTTTGAAGTTCATTAGGTCTTTTGCTTAATATCCTTTGCAAGTTGTCATTAACTTGCTCAAATCCTTTTGTTCCATTTCTTACATGTTTAGGATTTAATTTTGCACCATTTCTTGCAATCGCATCAACACATGATCTTATATCGACATCATCGTAATATCTTCCATCATAATTTGTAAATTGGCTTTGATAACCATTCAATACATGAAATTCTGTTGCACTTGGTGGTGCAATTGTATTATTGTTATTACCAAAAATTCTACTAAATAAGCTTCGTTTTTCCTTTTTCATCATTACCTCCTTATGTAATCTAAATATTCTTGTTGTTTTTCTATAAAAATACAATAAGCATCTATCAAACTAACTGCACCATCTATTCTTTGTCTAGATTTATCTTTTACAGGTCTTATATTTTCATTTTCATCTTGTTTTATAAATACATTAGATAAACACCATTTCAGTATTGGATTATTATTGTAATTTATTTTGTTATCTATTAAATCAGCTTTTAATTGTTTCATAGGTGAAGACATTGTTTTTGCACCTTGCCTTACTTCTACCATATCAAATCCATTGCTTTCCATATCATCACACCAATACTGTGCATTCCACGAATCATAGCCTATCCATAAAGGTCTCAAATCAAATTCTTGTACTTGTTCTAAAAACCATTTAGTTACATCGTGGTAATCTACCTTAGAACCTCCACTTAATCTCAACCACCCATTTTCTAGCCATATATCATATGGTATTTTGTCATCCTTGATTTTATATTCTAGATTATTACTTGGAATCCAGTACATTTGCTTAACCCTTAATTCATTATTTTGAAATCCTAACAATGTTGCACATGTTAAGTCTGTTGTTGAAGATAAATCACACCCACCTAAACAATAACAATCCTTAAAATCATCATATTTTTTATCATTCACTATTTCTTCAAAAGCAAGCCAGCTTTGAGTACTATTTTGCCTTACATTAAAATCCTTGCATAGTAAATTAACAAGCTCGATTGGATTATTCTTTGCTCTTGTTACTTTGTCTCTTAAATTTTTAAATGATTTTATAGTTCCTAATGCTGGATTAGGCTTATACCAGCACTCCTCATTATCTATTTCTTTAGGATCATCCAATTCATAAATAACAGCTAATAATGTTTCATCTTCTATTTTTTCATCTATCACTTGACTAGAATAATCATATTCATTATCAAAAACATTCTCTCTAACTGTACCCATTGTAGAGGTTTCTAAAAGAATTGGTTCTTCTCTTGCACTCATAGAATCATACATTACATCTAATAAATTTTTATCTTTCCATGCATGTACTTCATCTGCTACTACGAAGTAAGAATTCAACCCATCTAGAGAATTACTATCACTAGCTAAAGCCTTAAAAATTGAGTCTGTAGCGTCATAATATATTCCTCCTACTAAACACTTAATTCTTTTATTAAGACTTGGAGATTTCTTTATCATCTTTTTTGATTCTTCCCAAACAATTTTAGCTTGGTCTTTTTTTGTAGCTACAGAATATACTTCTGCTCCTCCTTCTCCAGACTTTGTCAACATGAAATTAGCTAGTCCAGAATCTATTGTAGATTTTCCATTTTTTCTTGCTACAAATAATAAACCTTTTCTATATTTTCTAAATCCAGTTTCTTTATCTACAAATCCATATAATGCTTGTATAAATGCTTTTTGCCAAAGCTCTAGTTTAAGAGGTTTACCAGCCCATTTTCCTTTTGATTGCTTACAATACCTTTCAATAAAATGAATTGGTCTTAATGACTTTTTTTCATCAAAAATATAAGTATGTGTCTCAGTTTCGCCAGTTATTTTATTAAAAAAAGACACTGTTTTTTGTGTCTTTAAATTTTCTTCTAGTTTTTCATATACTTTTTTAACTTTTTTACATACTTTATTTGGATTCTTTTTTATCCATGAGTTATACTCTTCTATAAAGGTCATTATAAATCATCTTTGTCAAAGCCATCATCAGTTGGATTTTCTTCTTTAGGAAGAATATCATATATTTGTTTTATTACAGAATTGTAATTTTTTATAAGAGAATTATATTGGTTTAATGCTGGATTAGCTCTCTCTATGCTATATGTGCCTTGACACATTTCTGTAACAACACCATTATCAGATATATTTTTTTTAAGTTTATATAAAGTATCTTTCATAAATTCAGCTTCTTCCAACAAACTCAAACCCAATTTACTTTTCTCTGTATCTATTTCTTCAAACTTTTGTTTTACAGTTTTTAAGTCTACTTTTAGTTTTTTTGCCATTTTTACTATCCTTTCTTTAAAGATGGGGGTTTTTTAACATGACTTGCGTATTTTTTGAAAGCTCTGTCCTCGTTGTCTCAAAATCATCTCTCATGACCTAAGTAGGGGGATTTGTTTATTATGTTACCTTCACTGTCAAATGTTAAATCTTGTCTTATCGCTTGAGTACTAAAATGTTCACTATTATGGCAGTCAATACACACTCCTTCTAATTTATCTTCATTAAGAGCTATATTGTCATCATTATAATTATTATCATTTAAATACTCTGTATGATGTACTATTCCCTTTAGTCTTTTATTCTTTGGAATCCATTCACTTATTCCATTTACATATACAGGTCTATGACATCTATTGCATAGACATGATTGTCTTAACCATATGTTTTTTCTAATTGTCTTCCATGCTTTTGTTTGATAAAATTCTTGTCTTGTCATGTGTAGCCTTTTCTATCTTAATTGTTTCTTCTTTTACTTTCTCTACATATCCTAATTGGTTAAGTTCTTTGTATCGTTCTTCATCTACATACAGTATTTTATCTTTAGCATAATAAAACGGTTTTATTACTTTAACTTTAATCATGTTAACCTCCTAAAATAAAAGCATAATCACAATTGTATATATGACTATACTAATAATATAATTTTCTATTCCTAATTTAATTTCATTTTTCTTTATAATATTTATAGTCTTTAATATCATTAACGCCATAAATAATTGAGTAATTATTTTTATCATATCTTCCTCTATCCAAACATCCTGTCTATATCATCTTGTGTTGGTTTTTTTTCTTTCTCTTCCACGCTGGACAAGAGAATATTTATTAATGATACAAAACTCATATGAGCCATATCATCCATAGTAATATTCAATCTTTTAGCAAGGGCAATTATTTCATACTCATCAATTGGTTCATCACAACTAGATTCTTTACTTATTGACTTGTAACTGCCCTGATATGGGTGTGCATGCTAATTCCAAAACTTCATATATCCATTTTTCATTATCATACAAATTACTTATTCCACCTAAAAAAGAATTATAATCCGTAGCTTGAGTAGTTTTATGCTCACTATCAGCTTCCTTTACTAAAATATAAGCGATTTTTAATAAAAGATCAGTCACTTTATCTAAACTATCAATATTTAATTCATCTTTGCTATCTTTTAATTTTATCAAATCTTGTAAATCTTTCAGAAAGCTTCTTCCAGTAAAATCCTTATAACTAAACTGTGTTAATGCACTAGCTTTCATTTGGTAATTTTTATCTGATATTGTTATAATTTTTTCCATTTTTATCTCCTTTTTCATATCTTTATAAGTTAGAGGAATGATTGGAGCATTCCTCCTAGTGCCTTATAGACACCATATCGAGTAAATATATTACTAGCACCCCAAACCACACTAGGCATCGGTTCTTTAAGACTTTATATATTTACTCAATATGCTACCTACAAAGATAGCACGTAAATTATTACTTAAATCTTAATGCTAGTGCTTTTTATAAGCACCTTAGAATAGATATAAGAGTCTTTTACACCCTGATATAGCAATCCTTCTTAGTCAGGCATGCTTGGATAAATTCACGATTGCAATGTATTTATCCCTTCGTTAGGAATATAAAGCAACCTTGTACTTAAGTTCTTTATATTGAGCTTTTTATTTTCCCAACATACTATGTTTATATATCTACTCTAAGCTACCTATAAAGTATTTTCTTCACACCTTGTCTCATATTTACATCCATTACATATGTTTTTCATACACAATTTAGATTTTTGATTGTTTGAATAAAATTCTATTTCTACATAGTCTTCTTTATCTTCAATATACTCATGTACTATTTTTTGAATATATTTTACGTTATCATTTGGTATAGTACCTGCTTTTACCATTCCATCTAATATAGACTTAGGTATGCAATTATCTAAATCTGCTATTTTAGACTTTAAATGCCACTTAAATACAACAGTTAATGGAAATGTGTTAATTTTCTTGCCTTTAAATAGTAAAGCTACTATATTAGTTTCTTTTTGTTTTATCGTATTGGCGTAATAAGGGTTACTTCTAGATGAATCTATTTTATTTAAGTTTTCAAACTTGTATTTGATTATCTTCTCTTTTTACCCTTTCTACGAAAAAATACCTAGTTATTAGGTATTCTCTCACTATACCAATTGTACCAAAGAAAAGTGTCACTAGGTGTCAATGTTAATCAATATCTCTTTGTTTTTTCCATCTCCTATAAATATTTCTACATTGTGTTACTGAATAATGAACTTTTAAGGATATTTGTTGCCAAGTAAGTTTTTCCAAACGTTGTTCTTTATAATAAACTATCAATTGTACTACTTCATCGTATTTACCTAATCTTAATAATTCCTTTTCGATAAAGTTTTCAAGTAAAAGTTTTTCTTTGAACAGTTTGTCTAATTCTT